CACGTTTCATCGAGGACATCGTCGAAGTTCAGGCTTTGGCTTCCCTACGTCGTTTCTACACTGACGACGCTGGCTATGCTTTGGCTAAGAAGGTTGATGACACCTTGTTTGGCTTAGGCAAGACCTTTGGTAATGGTACCACTGACTGGACACATAGCAACAGCTATTACATCGACGCTTCTACTGGTCTCACAGCTTACGCTGATGACACTGTAGTTCCTGCTGACGTATTTACTGATGCTGGTTTCCGTGCCTTGATCAAGTTGATGGACGATGCTGACACTCCAATGGATGGTCGCTTCTTTGCAATTCCCCCATCATTACGTGCAGCTATCATGGGTATTGATCGTTACAATAGCTCTGATTTCGTTGATGGTCGTGGTGTTCAGAACGGTCAGATCGGTACGCTTTATGGTATCGACATCTATGTAACCAGCAATGCTCCAATCATTGAAACTGATTCTGAGAACACTGCTTCTAGCGGTGGTGACATCAAAGCAGCTATCTTGGCTCATCGTGATACGATGGTTTTGGCTGAGCAGCTCGGTGTTCGTTCACAAGTTCAGTACAAACAGGAATATTTATCCACTCTCTATACCGCAGATACCCTCTTCGGTACCAAGACATTACGTCCTGAGACTGGTTTTGTTCTCGCAGTAAACGCCTAATATAGGCATTCAAGCTCCTTAGTTTCGGCTAGGGAGTTTGTTTTAGTGCATTCGTTGAGTGTATTAAAACAAATAACAACTACACGATAATATCATGGCTGACATAGATCCTATAGAGTACGGTAAATTAGTTCAGGCTGTAGAGAACTTAGAATCCAAAGTAAGTGCAATGGAGTATGACATCAAGAAACTTGTTGCCATGGCTGAGAGATCGAAAGGATCTCTTTGGGCTATTATGGGAGCTGCATCCGTATTCGGCGGCTTTGTAACTTGGATGGTTGACTTGGTATTTCGTAAATGAGTATAGCACATTCCGTAGGTAAGAACTTAGTAGCTAATACTAAGACTACTATGTTTACTGTCCCCACCAGAAGCCTTGCTAAATGGAGTTTACTATTTGCTACAAACCACAGCACATCGTCTAAATGGTTTAGTGCTTGGTGGTACGATAAGAGTGCAAATATTGAGATTGAAGTATTGTTTCAGTATACTTTAACTGCTAAAGAGTTTATCAGAATAGATGGACAGGCTTATGTAATGTTAGACGAAGGTGATGAAATCAGAGTACAGTCAGAGACAGGTTCTACAACAACTTGTATTATCACTGTAGAGCTAGAGCAACGTAGTACAGTACAACAGTTTAACTAAGGAATAATAATGCCACTTGCTAAAGGTAAGTCACAGAAGACAATCAGTAAGAACATCTCTAAGATGGTTAAAGAAGGTCGTCCACAGAAGCAAGCAGTAGCAATCGCTTTACAAACAGCTAAAGTTCCTAAACCCAAGAAGAAAGGTAAGTAATATGCCAATGGTCAAAGACAAGAAGTTCCCTTATACAACTAAGGGTAAGAAGCAAGCTAAGCAGTATGCTAAGAAGACTGGTGCTAAAGTAGTAGCTAAACCACTGAAGAAGATGGGAGCGATGCGTGGCTACTAAGCCGGGTCTCTATGCCAATATCGCTGCTAAACGCCGTCGTATTAAGGCGGGTTCCGGCGAGAGGATGCGGAAGGTAGGCAGCAAAGGCGCACCTTCGGCGCAGGACTTCAAAGAGTCTGCTAAAACAGCTAAGAAGAAGAAATAATGGTTAAGAAGGTATATCAGAATCCAGAAGGCGGTTTAAACGCTAAAGGAAGGGCTTACTTCAACAATAAGACTGGTTCTAAGCTCAAACCTCCAGTTTCGGCTAAAGAGGCTGCAAAGTCCCCTAAAGCGGCTGGAAGACGCAAGAGCTTCTGTGCAAGGATGGGGGGCGTTAAAGGTCCGATGAAGGACGAAAAAGGCAGACCTACCCGTAAAGCCTTGGCACTAAAGAAGTGGGATTGCTAATTGACAAACTACACTAGGATAACAAATGGCTTCAGTTAACTTTATTACAATGGTTAATGACGTACTGCTTCGCTTACGAGAGCCAGAGGCTTCTGCAGTCACGGACAGTGCTTATGTTAAGCTCATTGCTAAATATATCAATGACTCTAAGCGACAAGTAGAGGATTCTTACAATTGGAATGCGTTGTCTAGTATTATTACGATTACAACATCCGATAATACTTATAACTATACATTAACAAATTCAGGACAACGATTTCAAGTCGTAGATGTTGCTAACGATACCAGCAACTGGTTCCTAAACAATGCTCCGGAAGTATGGATGGATCAGCAATTCTTGTTGACAACAGCACAAAAGGGCAGTCCCTATTATTATAACTTTAAAGGGACAGACTCAAATAACGACACTAAAGTTGATTTATTTCCTATTCCAGATGGTGTTTATTCTATCAAGTTTAACATTATTCAACCGCAGGATCCGTTATCGGTCAATGCTGATACGATTAAAGTCCCTGCTGAACCAGTTGTGTTAGGTGCATTAGCAAGAGCGCAAGCAGAGCGTGGAGAAGACGGCGGAGTTCAGTCTGGTGAGACTTATGCTTTATATCGTCAGAGTTTATCTGACGCAATTGCTTTAGAAGCAAATCGTCACGTAGAAGACACAGTCTGGAACTGGGTATAAATGGCGAGTAAACTACAAACCTCATCAATTGCAGCACCGGGATTTTATGGACTTAATCTTCAAGAGTCTAGTATTACCCTGTCGTCTGGCTTTGCATTAAAAGCTCAGAATTGTGTTATCGATAGATATGGTCGTATCGGTGCAAGACGAGGATGGACACCTGTAAACACTTCTGTCAATACAGATTTAACATCTAGCAATCCAGTAGAGTTTATCTTTGAAGTAGTTACTGGTGGCGGTACAGATGTACTAAGTTCTGGTAATAATAGATTATTCGTAGGAACAACTACGATGACTACTAAGACAGTACGCAATGCAACTAACAGTGGTGATGCTACATATACAATCACTGCTAATAACTGGCAAGGTGCTGCTTTATCCTACGGTGATGTAAGCGACTTCCAACCTCATGTATACTTAGCACAAGCTGCTCATCCTATGTTAGTGTATCATGAGTTACCTACATCTGGTGGTGCTTTTGATGCTCACGATAGTGGTACATTTGGCTATCAGAGAGTTGGAGATGCTGCTACGTTACCTACTAATCACAGTACTTCTACCTTTATGCCTAGCTGGGTATTGTCTGCTTATGGTAGGATCTGGTGTGGTGGTATTAGCGGAGATACACAGACAGTTTATTTTAGTGATCTCTTAGCTGGTACAGACTTTCAGAATGGTTCTGCTGGTTACTTAAATCTACAAGAAGTATTACCGAATGGTGATCCTGTAGTCGCTGCTGCAGCACATAACGGATATATTATATTCTTTGGTAAAAAGAACACAGCTATTTATGCTAATCCTTTAGATACTGGTGCATTAACATTAGTAGAAGTGTTGAGTAACATAGGATGTATAGCTCGTGACTCAGTACAGAGTATTGGTACAGATGTATTGTTCTTATCTGACGCAGGAGTTCGTAGTTTACAGAGAGTAATACAAGAGAAGTCACTACCAATGAGAGACATCTCTAAGAATGTTCGTGATGAGTTAATATCACAGGTATCTTCTGAAACAGACTTAACTAAGATTAAAAGTATTTACTACGAGCGTGATGCTATTTATCTCTTAACGCTTCCTACTACTAAGTTTGTGTATTGCTTTGATACAAGAGCTTCGTTACAAGACGGAGCCATGAGAGTTACAATATGGGATAGCCTAGAACCAAAAGCGTTCTTTGTTACTCAGAATAAAGACTTATATATCGGTAAACCCGGATATATTGGTAAATACTTTGGACATAGTGATAATGGTTCAGTTTATCGTCTGCAGTATTTTACGAACTATTTTGATTTTGATGCTTCAACAACATTAAAGATTTTAAAGAAAATTGGATTTGTTTTGATTGGCGGTACTAATCAATCGTTGGCAGTTAAATGGGGTTTTGATTACAGTGAAGGCTATCAAGCTACCACATATACTTTAGATACTGCTGTGGTGTACGAGTATAACATAGGTGAATATAATATTGCTGAGTATAGCTCAGGTATTGTTTTAGATCGCTTCTCTATTAATGCTGGCGGTCAAGGTACTGTAATGCAGATTGGATTAGAAGCAGACATTAATGGTAATCCTCTGTCAATTCAAAAGATTGATGTAGGAATTAAAACAGGAAAGACTTTAGTCTAAGGGAAATCTATGTCTAATTATGTAAAAGCAACAAATTTCACAGCCAAGGATAGCTTACCAACTGGCAACTCAGGTAAGATTATTAAAGGAGCTGAAATTGATACTGAGTTCACTGCCGTAGCTTCTGCTATTTCTTCTAAGGCTGATACTAATAGCCCAGCATTAACAGGAACTCCTACAGCTCCTACAGCTTCTGCTGGTACTAACACTACTCAGTTAGCAACCACAGCGTTTGTGCTAGCTAATGCTATTCCTAGTGGTTTAATTTCTATGTGGTCTGGTACGATTGCTAGTATCCCTTCAGGATGGGTACTATGTAACGGCTCTAACAGCACTCCTGACTTGCGTAACAAGTTCATCATTGGTGCTCATAGCGATACTGCTGGTGTAGCATACTCTACTATTACTGGTTCTAATACTCAGTCTGGCGGTTCTAAAGACGCTACTAACGTAAGTCATACCCACACAGCAACTTCTGTAGTTACAGACCCC